GGCTGGATGCCACCTACGGCCTTGGCTAGAAATTTCGTAAGCTACTCTGGCATTCGTTAATGGGTCGTACAAATCCCAGTCGTATTTAAGACCAAACTTCTTCAAACGCTCTTTACCCATGTCTTTATATTTTCCAGAGTTAAGCATGTTAATCTGAAATAATTCATATGACATATCTAGGTTACCGTCAAAATTTCCACTGCCAGGTTGACGGTTAGATTCTTTGCCAATAATTTGCATCGCATCATCAATAGCATTGATGATTACTCCGCCTTTACCCTTCATATTATTTTTAAATCCGGCAGCAATAAGAATACGTCGTAGTTCGTCATGAGGAATTTGAGCTCCGCGGTCCATGTGCTTGTGGAACTGTCCTTGAGCAACATCTGGGTGTCCGTGACTTCCGTCAGGCCCAGCTACAGTTACTTTTCCACCAGTATGTCTAAATCCTTGGAACTGTAAATTATTTAAATCTAATTCATGATGAGGAACAATTCGACCATCAGATTCTGGAACGAAAAGCTCAGGTCCTTTTTCACCAACAACATAAGCGTTTCTAGCATCAGTAGGTCCGCCTTCAGCAAGGAATGGAATTTTAGATAAAAGTTTACCCACTGATGTAAGCAACATTGAGCCTGATTCATTTCCCATTCCACCAAACGTATCTAGAAAACCTTTACCACCAGCCATTAATTTACCTAGTTGATTAACGCCAGGCATATTAAATAGATTGCTTAGTCCTTGAGCAATTTTGTTTGCACCCATCATTCCAGCCATCATTGGACCAGAAACTGTTTCCATAAATCTAATGCTGGCCCCGTGACGTGCAGCTTGAGATGCAATTACTTCACTTCGAGCACCAATTGATTTTAATCCTTCTAGGTCTGCAGCTCCGACTCCTTGAGCTTTTGCATATAGCCCATCTTCAACAATTGTGCGTAGATAGGGGTCATTGCCAAAATATTGGTCAAGTAAAGTAGCTAGAGCATTTCCGGGCTGTAGTGATAAACGAAGGTCACTTTGTGATATTGGAATGTTTCTGCCACGAACTTGGCGGGTAAGCATGCTCCAAAGGTCATCAATAATTTTATCTAAGTCACGCATATTTCCAGTCACTTGGTCACGAATTTGAATGCCAAGCATTCTTAGGAAGTTAACGTTTCTAGGAGCGTTTAATCCAGTAAGTGCAGTTGCTGCTCCTTGATACCCAACACCAGGGCTTAGGTTAGACGCTAGAGATAAGTTTCTAGCGATGCTATTTAAATTACTTCCTAGTTGTCTTGAGTCTGCAAATCCGCCTAAAAAATCCATTGCGCTGTTTGGGGTTCCAGCACCGGTTTGAGCTCGAAGCATTGCGGTAATTTGTGCGTCACTGCCAAACCCTTGAAAACGAAGTCTGTTCTTTACCGTATTCATCTGGAATGTTTCTTCTACAGATGGCAACGCATTGTATCCAGCTAAAAACGCTGGCTTAATAATTCCGCCGATTGGGCCATTCATTACGGTGTCGATAAATCCGCCAACACCACCAATAGCTTGTCCTGGAAGAGGAACGTTAGATACTAAAGGTCTTCCATAAGCTCTTTCAGCACTTTCACGAGCAGCTTTAAATCCTGATGTTTCTTTTGAACTTCCAGGCTGCCCAGGCATAGAAGGTTGAGACATGACAGAGCCACCGGTACCGTTACCAACGTTTCCGGTTGAGCCGCCAAATGAGCCGTCCATGGCCTTAGCACTGTTGGCCATTTCCTTCATACCCTTTGAGGTATTCTTTACAGAATCCTCAATAGAGTTAAACTTGGCGTCGAACTTCTCTATAAACTTTACAAGGTCCGCCATGGCCTTCATGTTTTCTAGATTAAAGCCTGCCATTTTTTATCCTATTTCCGGTTCATGGCTCGTGAAAGCCAGTTTTTGCGTTCTCTAAAAGACAGTGAACGGATTTCCGTCAGCGTCCAGCCGGTAAATGCGCGAGATAATGCTTCGTATTGGTCCAGTAAGTACTCGTAATTAGAAGCGAAACAAAGAGGCGAGGTTCAGCGGAAGAAGAATTCTATTTCCACATGCCTCACAGACCTTGCTCACCTCCCCTAGGCGTGGGCCCGGAGTTTTGTCAAAAATCTCTCGGGTAATTTTTTCGCGGTCAACAAGACCGAGTTTTTGTGCAACATTCGGTTTAGCTGGTGAGCCATTTACCGAATTAATGCAGCCGTTTAAAAGAATAGTATTTAGTTCTGCTCCTGTTACTTCGTCAGGCGCGTCTAACACTTTCTTTTGTGTTTTTCCATTGGGAAGAGATACGTTTACTACATCACCATTTCTTAGGGTAATGTCCCAACTTCTATCCTCAACAGAGTCTTCTAGTTCTCGGACTGGTACATCTTTGGTTAGGTCTATTTTTACTTCTTGCCCATTATTGCAACTATTGCAGGTAATGGAAAGACTTAATTCATTTCCAAACGTTACTCGGCGAATAGCCAAGAGAAGCATCTCTCGGTCACCCATAAGTAATTTATCAAAGTCATCTTTTGTGACTTCTCTGTCACCAATTCCAATTACTCCACGAGTCAGAATAAGACTTAAAGCTTTTGAAGCAGAAGAAGCTTTTGCAATAATCTCTTCATCTTCTCCGTTGAGCTCACGAACTTCAGCGGTTTTAACAACGCTTCCATCCGCCTCTATAAATCCTCCCGGGAGAATTACCTCAGGGCTAGGTGGAGCCTCAGTTGCTATTTCAACTTCTGGCTCCGCCATAGCCGCTTCGGCAATCTTGGCGAGCTCTTCTTGTTTTACGATTACTTCGTTTGCCACAGTTTTTGCTCCTTAGTTAATTATTTAAAGGCCCTTTGGTCCTGTTGAGACTGGGTCACGGGTTGTGGTTGCCTTTGTGGTATCCACATGGAAGATGGTTAGACCTTCGTGTACCAATGTCATAGTTTCAAAGAGTAGTGCATTTTCGCCTGCATTGAAATCCTGGTAAGCAAGAGATTGAATCCACGCGTTGTGCACACGGAAGCCCATCTTTGCAGAGGCAATGTCGGCTGGGTTAGCGTCTGGGTGGTCCATCAAATAGATGGTCACGTTGCAACGGAAGTCTTTTCCAGATACGGAAAGTCCATCTCCAGCAGATGCAGCGAATAATCCACGCATCCACTCAATCGCATTATCGCTTCCATAGAGCGCACCCTTTTGGAAAGTAATAGGCGAGAAAGTAGTCATGCCTGGAATTTGGTGAGTAGTGGTGTTGTATCCACCCTCACGGTATGGGATGTTCTGGGTAGTAATACTTAGCCCAGAGATAGCTGAGAAGCCACCGCTAAAGCCAGTGATTTTGTTTGAAAAAACGGTTCCACTGTTTGACGATGCGGTGAATTCAGCCTGGAATCTAAACCCACGCAACGGGTCAGTTGCGTGTGTAGACCAGCGTTGGATTTTTTTAGCCATTATTTTTTTCTCCTTATGCCGTTACAGTAACGGTGGCTCCACCGTCAAACTGACCGATTCTAATGATTACGAATTCAGCAGGACGTTGCAAAGCAACGCCAACTTCAATAATGACCTTGCCCTCATCAATAGCTGCGAGAGTGTTTAAGTCTCCATCGCACTTAACGAAGAACGCATCAGATGGAGTCTCTCCACGCAATCCGCCTTGGCGCCAGTAATCTGTCAACCAAGCTGAAGTTGTAGCAATCAAGCTACGCCATAGAACAGCGTCGTTAGGCTCAAAAATTGCATATTCGGTCAAGTCGGTCAGAGACTTACGAATATAGATAAGTGAGCGACGTACTGGAATATAACGGTCTGCATAACCAGGTTTGACTGTTCGAGCACCCATTACTACGAAGCCAGAACCGGCAACAAATTTAATTGGGTTTACAGGAGCAGTTGCTGAGTTCATTGTGTCGAGCTCGGCATTGGTTAGGGCCGCTACAGATACGACATCAGCTAAACGAGAAGACAGACCAGCTGGGGCCTTGAATACTCCACGAGAAACGTCAGTAGTTGCATAAAGACCAGCAATTGCGCCTCCTGGGTTAGCTACGCGAATAGCTCCAGAAGTAGAAACTGTTGGGTCAGCGATTGTTACTAATGGATAATACACAGCACCAAGTGATGTTGAGGTGTATTGAGCTGCACGGGTCATTTGATTTGCAACCGTGTCATCGATTGGGTCAATGATTACAAACACGTCATCGCGGCTCTCTGCATAAGCAAGAACTGTATTGACGTTTGCCGCTGCAGTTAGTCCTGGAACATTGAGTACAAGTGAGTTAAGCACTGTATCAAGTGAGGAGGTAGCTGCTGCTAGGTTGGCATCTGTAGGCGCAGTTCCGTTAGAGCCAGAAGCTAAGCCCTGATTGGATACGTTAGCTGGTTGTGCAGATGTAGCAACGGAAACCGCTGTTACATACTTTGAACGTGCGTTGATAAAATTGACGCCGTAACGGGAATCAGTTGTATCAGTGAACGTTAGGTCTGTGAAGCTTTCAACAACTGTTGCGGCTTCTGGATAGCAAATTTGTACGTCTTTGCGACCAGATACAGCTGAGTTAGAAATTGTTACATAGATGCTATTACCCCAAACACCTGGGTTTGAAGCAGTAAGCGTCATAATATTTGCTGGAGTTCCTGCACCATCATTAAACGTTCTGGTGGCATTTGCAGGGCTTCCGGCAGTAACGCGGAGGATATAGCAGGCAGAGCCGCCATTATCGAAGAAAAGCTTTACAGCTAATGGAAGGTTGTTATTCCGTACGGTATTCCAACTTCCAAACTTGGATGTGAAATCATTCCAAGATGTTACGAGAGTTGGAGTAATTGGACCTCTGTCATTAGCGCCGATAAAGGCTGCATACGTATCAGAGTTTGGCCCTACGGAAGGTGGAAGCGCGTTGAGAGTTTCCTCAACGTACACTCCGGGTCGAAGGTAAGCCATTTTTTTATCTCCTTAGATTTGTTTGTGTTGAGCCGTATGTTAAATCGGTACTTTGTCCAGCGGGATACTTGTAGTAGTAGGATTGATTCGAACAGCAGCAACCTTCTTGGTAGTAGCTGTTCCATCGT